ATAGGAAAAATTAAAATGTTTGGCACAATTTTACATGATGATTCACTTTTGAATACTTTGATAAAAAATCATAATGGAAAAATTTATGCGGCGTGGAATGAACAACATGAACTTTTATGGCCGAGTAATTGGACTGTAGAAAAGTTGGAACAAAAAAGAGAGGAGATGAGACTTTCAGAAAAAGGAGATTCGGCTTTTTATCAAGAATATTTTAACCAACCATTATCAAATGAAGACCAAAAATTTCGCAGAGAAATGTTTCGTTACTTTAATGGACTGCAGTGGGAAGATATTAAAAAGAAACCTCATCGGATTTATACCTTAGTGGACCCGGCTATTTCTAAGCGAACGACTGCTGATTTTACTGTGGTAATTTCTGTAGCCATAGATGTTTTGAATCGAGTGTATATTTTGGAGATTACACGCGCGAGACTTGACCCGTTAGAAACTATAAAATCTATTTTTGCTCATTATGAAAGATGGCAACCGGCTTTTGTAGGAATAGAAACCGTAGCTTACCAGAAAGCTTTGAAGTTTTTCTTAGAGGAAGAAAAGAAAAGAGAAAATTCTACAGTGCGGTCTATGTGTATTCAAGAAATTCGACCAACTATCGACAAGGTGACTAAGATTATGAAGATGCAACCAAAATATGCGATTGGAAATTTTTATCACAATTCGGATGATAAGAACACTGTTATATTAGAGGAGGAACTAACAAGATTTCCAAAAGGAGTTCATGATGACATCATTGATGCTTTGTCTGGCGTAATTGAAATTATGTTGCCGGTGCAAAAAGAAGTGCAAAGAAGTTATCAAAAATTTGCACAAAAAAGAAAAAATGGTACGCAGGTAAGTTACTAAATTTGATTATTAATTTAGTTTATGGTATAATGTAGAAAAATAATTTATGGCAGAATATAAAAACAAAGAACAAGAAGTGAAAGAAGGCTTTAATCCTTCCCCTAAAGAAGTTGAAGTAGTTGAGCATGTTTATCAGCGTTATTTGGATATGAAACAGGAACGCGATAAACCGAGGCGAGAATTTGATAACAGAACTTTAACTGAATATGTAAATGATTCCATGGATGCTTATAATGGAATCGTCTCTGATGAGATAAAAGCCAGTAAAGAAAACTGGCAGTCTTTGATTTGGGACCATAAAACTCGTAGTAAAGTTAAAACTTTAGTTGCGATGATAGTTAGTGCTAGACCATTTATTTTTATTCTTGGTAAAAACAGAAAATCAGATAAATATGCCAAACAAATGTTAGATATTTACGAAGATACTTGGAAGCAAGAAAAAGGAAATTATAAACTTTATTTGCAAGTATTATCAACACTAAATAAAGGAACTATAATTGTTGAAGAATGTTATACAGAAGAAAAAATAAAAAGAAAGACTATAAATAAAGTAAACCAGGAAACTGGAGAAATAGATATTACAGAAGAAGAAGTTATAAAAGGTGGAGTAGGAAAAGTTGAAGCTAAAATTATTCCATTACTAGATTTTTTTCCTAATGAAAATTCAGCAGAAATTGAACATGATTGTTGTGTACTAAAACAATTTAATCGTAAAGAGTTTGAAAATAAATTTGGAAAATATCCTAATGCTAAATTTGCAAAAGCTGGAAATATTTATTTTGATTTAGAATCTAAAAGTTATAAAGAACAAACAATTACTCCTAATGATTTAATGAATATTTTATTTTATTATAATGAAGATTGGGATGAGTATATAATTTTAGCAGATAATATTTGGTTAAACAAACAGACAGGAGATAAAATTTCTCCAATTCCTTTTGACCATAAAAGATTACCATTTGCTAAAACTGTTTTTGAACTAGCTGATGAAAATTATTTTTATGGAAAATCTTTACCTGATTTAATGAGAGGTGAACAAGACCCAACAAATGCACTGGAAAGATTGATGGTTGATAGAGAAATTCTTTCTCTTAATAGAGGATTTTTCTTGGGTGCGGGAGTGGAAATTGAAAGCTATGCACTTTCTCCAGGTTCTATTACAAAACTTACTGGTCCGAGTGGAATTCCAATACAGCAGATGATTATGGAACAAGATATGAATGGAGCTAATCAGTCTGGATTTCAGATGTTGCAACTTTTGAAAAATAATGCTGACTTAAATACTTCAGTAGATTCTACTGCTCAAGGAGTGCATAGTGGAAGAAAAACCGCCAGAGAATCAGTGATATTAGATGAAAATTCTAAGCGAAATGTTAGTCCATTTAGTTTGCATATTTATAAACTTTTAACTGATAGAGCAGAGTTAAGAATCTCTAATATACAACAATTTTATACTTCTCCATTGCAGATGTCTGTCTTAGAGGATAATGGGGAACCGGTAGTTGATAGTCAGGGAAATCAGATGAAAACTGGAGAAAAATATCGAGAAATAACTGTGGCTAAACCGGGTAAAAAAACAAAATGGTTCAATATAAATCCAGAAATAAAAGGTTGTGAATTTCATTTAAGATTTGTAGATGACTATGAAATGCCACAATCTCAATCAACTAGAATTGAAATGGCTAAAGCACTTTTAGACGAGAGCAAAGTTAATAGTTTAATATCTGGTGACGAGGCAACTATTGATTATTTAGAGTCTATTCGCAAAAATCCTGATAGATTTTATTTAAAACCGACAAAGGAAGCGATTGACTTTCAAAATAATTCTGGAGTACCACCGATGAATAAAATGATTTAAAATTATATGAAAAGAAAGGGGCATAAGTTAGGAAAATTATTTAAGAAAGGTCAAATTCCTTGGAATAAAGGAGTGCCAATGTCAGATAAGCAGAAAGAAATACTTAGAAATTCTCATTTAGGAGTAAAAGTTTCTGATATTACAAGAAAGAAAATGAGCGAAGCTCGTAAAGGAAAAAATAATCCTAATTTCAAATGTGATTGGAATGGGAGAAAACATTCCGAAGAATCAAAGAAAAAAATGAGTATTGCTGCTAAAGGTAGAATTATTTCATTGGAAACTAGGAAAAAATTAAGTGATGCTAATAAGGGAAAACCAAAACCATCTATGCAAGGAGAAAAAAATCCTCGCTGGAAGGGAGGAGTTAAGAATACATTGATTTTAAATAGAAAAAGAAGGGCAATAAAACTTAATTCAGAAGGTTCACATACTCTAGGTGAATGGGAATTATTAAAAAAACAATATGGATTTACATGTCCATCTTGTAAAAAATCAGAACCAGAAATAAAACTAACGGCAGACCATATAATCCCATTATCCAAAGGTGGTTCAAATAATATAGAAAACATTCAACCACTATGTCAAAGTTGTAATAGTAAAAAATATACTAAACTTATTCCTAAATATATTTTATGTTAAAAAAACTATTTTTAAAAATTCTTAATTATTATTACCGGGCAGATTATAATATTCCTCTTAATGAAGGAGAGGTTGACACTCTTTTAACTAAGATTGCGAATGACCCAAGATTAAAAGATTTTCCAAGATACCTTGCTCAATGTGCTGACTCTGCTAGAAACAGATATTTATATTCTAAAGATGAAATTTTGAAAGGAACAATATTTGCAATGGTGTCTTTGAAAGAACAAATTTTAGAAAAGAGATTGAAGAAAAAAAAGGAATTGACGAGAGAGGAAGAAAATGTTATAATGAAAAAAAGAAATTATTAGTTTTTTAATAATTTATCTATCACACTAAACTTTTGATAATTTTGGAATTGCTCTGCTCTCTTTGTGATGGGGAGAGCGGGGCAAATCCTTACTTATTAAAAGTAAGAGTTTTTAATTTTAATTAGTCTAGTTCAATCAGCGGATGCCACCGCTTGAAAAAAAATTGGATAGAACAACACTATGTCAAAAGAAAACGATGAGATTAAGTCTTTCGATGAAGACGAAAAAAAAGAATCCGAGGAGGAATCCGAAAAGGAATCCGAAGATACGGAGGAAAAAAAGTCCGAGGAAGAAGAATCTCGAAAGGATGATTTCGAGAAAGAAAGCGAAGTTGTCCCAGTAGGAAAATATAATCAAGCTATCCGCAAATTGCGGGAAAAAGAGTTTGAGGAACGCGAATTGCGCAAGCAAATAGCGGAAAAACCTGCTAAAAAAGAGGAAAAAAAGGAAGATAATGAGGAGGATGAAGATTTTTTTGATAAGGAGGATGAAAAATCTAAAGACCTAGACATTGATTCCATAGTAGATAAGAAGGTGAAACCAATTCTGGAACGGCTTACAAAGCAGGAACAGGATGATAAAAGAAAACAGCGAGATGCTTTTTTTACCGCTCATCCTAAATACCTTAATGATTCCAAGGCTTGGCAAGAACTTCTTGACGAAATGGATGAATCTATAAACCCTAACAAGGGTACTTATTACGAACAACTTTCCAAAGCTCATCGAATACTTTCTGGAGGCACTTTCTATAACAAGGATGTTGAATCTAAGAAAAAAGAAATGGCGGTGGAAATTGGTTCTAATGATAAGGGGTCTAAAAAATCTGACACAAAATCTTCTATTGACGAAAGGGCTGACCGATTAGCTAAAAATATGCCAATTGGTTATACCTATACTGGTAAATAATATGGGAAGAGCAAAAGGTTTTAAACATACCAAAAAGTCTAAAGAAAAGATGAGATTGGCTAAATTAGGTAAATCATCTGGAGCAAAAGGAATACATCGCAAATTCACAGAAGAACATAAGCGAAAAATTTCTGAATCTCACAAAGGTAAAAAATGCTACAATTAGAAAGGTGGCATTTATCCAGAGAACAAGAGAATAAGATGTTCTTTAGAGTATCGCCTTTGGAGAAAATCAGTGCTTGAAAGAGATAATTATACCTGCATTTGGTGTTATAGCAAAGAAAATCTTGAAGTTGACCACATAAAACCATTTGCTGATTATCCTGAGTTGCGTTTTGCTATCGATAATGGAAGAACATTATGTAAATATTGTCATAGAAGAACTTCAACTTTTGGGGGTAAAAACAATAGAAAGTAAATAATTAACTTAAATTAAAAATATGGCGGCAGGAAAATACAAACTGCGAGATGGTGAGAAAGTCCGTTTGACAAGAGCTGCAATCGAAACAGCCACAGTAATTGAGGCTGGAGACTTAGTAGCAATGTCATCTGGATATATCATCAAAGCAGTTGCAGGTTCAACAGCTATAGCATGGTGTCCTGATGGACACGCAGCTAATACTGGAACTTCTATTGAAGTAACAGTTGGAAATGATTTTACATTGCAAGGAACGCTTGATGCAGTTTTTGCAATAACTTATAAGGGAGGAGAATATAATATTGAAAGCACAACACAGTTGATTGACTTAGATGCTTCTTCAACTGATGTTCTGAAAATTGGTATTGGGGAAGATGCTGGAGTGGTCGGTTCAGCAAGCGATGTAACTGTTAAAATAAATAAACCTCTATTCTAACTTTAGAATAGTTTGTTAATAAACTAATATGGCGACACCACAAGAATTTGCCTTACAAGCTGTCAAAGGAGTAAGAAAATCTTTTGATAACGGTATGGCAAATAAGATTGACCAATATATGGACAATCGCATCGTGGATATGTACAAGACTGACGAAGTATTTGAAATTTATACTTCTACAGAAGGTATGAGCGGTGCAAAGAAATTAGCTCGTAGAGAAACACCACCAGTATTGAAACTTGAAGATGGATATTCTATCCAAATTCAGGAAAATACTTTCGGAGGTGCTATCGAAGTTCCTTTTGAAGATTACAAAAGATGGCAAAATGATTCAACTTTGAAAGTTGACCAATATCTAATAAGAGAAAGAAATGAGTTGATGAAGACAAATACGCAACTATTCTTGGACGAAATGTTTATTTTCCTAAACTATGCTTTTGCCACAACTTATTATGCTGCTCCTGATACGGCAGCTTTAATTGGAACTCACACTTGGAAGACTTTTGGAGCTGATACTTTCTCTAATGCAGCAACTGCGGCTCTTTCTATGAGCGCGATTGATACTTTGGAAGAATATGCAGGAAATATTGTCTTTCCTGATGGGAAGAAACCTTCTTTTGACTTTGATACAATAATTGTCAAAAAGGGTTCGCAGAATGAAAGAGAAGCAAAAAAACTTTTTGCTAAAGATATTAAGCCGACTGCAGTATCCGACATCAATATCTATCAAGGAACAAAAACTATAATTGCTACTCCGCATATTTTTTATGCTAATAGAAATTATTGGTTTGCTAGAGCCTCTCAACATGAAAACTCTTTGAAACTTGGTATTGGTATGAAACCAACCCTACAAGAACCTATTCGCCAAAATAATGAAGCGATTAGAACTAACTGTATGGGAGTTTGGAAACAAGGAATCGTGAATATGCCTTTAGATTGGTATGGTTCAACTGGCACTACTTAAATTATTTAAAATATTCGGGCAGGTTGAAATTCCTGCCCTACTGGCTGGGCGTAATTCCCTCCACTTAATAAGTTAAAATTAAATTAAATGAGTCATAAATACGAACACATTTCGACTGGGGCAGGTTTCTCTGTAAAAAACGGAGCAACTACCACTCCAGTTATCAATCAAGACGGAACTTTAAATGGTGGAGCAGTGATTGATGCAGCTTCTGTAACAACAGATAAGTTGGCAACTAACACTGTTCAATATCTTGAGAAATCTCTTACCGCAGCACAAATAATTGCTCTGTATACTACTTCTGTCGAAGTTATTCCAGCAGTTACTGGTAAAGCTATCATATTAGATAGTTTTGTATTTGACCTAACTGGTACAGCCACTCAATTTACTGGTGGTGGAGTAGTAAATTTGCAGTATAAAAATACAGCTAATGGAGCTGGAACAACTTTACATGCGGATATTGCCGCTTCGGTTGTTACTGGAGCTACAGCTAGAATTTTAACTCATAGAATACCAAAAGACCTTTCATCTATCGCTACAGCCGATATAAATGGTGTTGGTGTCTTTATCGGAGCTAAAACAGCTGATTTCGCAGCTGGAACTGGGACTGCAATCTGTAAAGTTTCTTATCACGTTGTTTAGTCAAATGTTTTGAGGGAAGCTTTCGGGCTTTCCGACTAAGTATTAAATTAAAACTATGAGTCAATTATTCAATGTTAATGGAAGATGGCTTACTTTTGAACAAGCTTCTAAAGTTATGGCTGAACAAAGAGGTGAAGTTATAGCAGAAGAAAAAAAGATAGAAGAAATTGTAGAAACCAAAGAGCCAGTTTCTTTTGTGTGTTTGGAATGTGGCAAAGAATGTAAATCACAATGGCATCTTGATAAGCATTTAAACTCGCATAAAAAGGAAGAAAAAGTTGAAGAAGTTATTGAAATAAAAGAAGAAATTTCTAATTTAAACAAAATACTCAAATGAGAATTTTTAATGGAAAATTAAGTGGGACAACAGTCGGTGGAGCATTTGAGGGAAACATCACTCATTTGAATTGTTTGACTCACAATGTAATTGTAGTTCCAGAAACACTAATTACCCAATATGATTTTCAAATTATAAATCCAGATGGAGCAATAGTATTTGAAACTACTGGAATAATTGGAACATTATCTGAATTAACAATATTACCAATGCTCGGAAATTATACTCTTAAAATATTAAATGCAACCGTAGATGAAGACTTTTCATTTACTTTGGTAGCAAGAGAAGACTAATGCACACTTTAAAATTCAAACTAAATCGAATTAAGTTTTATTTTAAAATGTTGGTATGGTCGAAACAACATTCCGAGAGAGTAAAAGATTACAAAT